CTGAAAATCTCCTTAACATAGCGATTAATGGGGGCGGGTGTATATAGAAAAATATTTTTTCACAATCACTTTAGTTTAATAGCAAGCCAACTGGGTTAATAACAACAATGCTATACCACTAACTATGACTACCTCATCAGGATAGCTGGACTCGAACCAACACCACATGTTACCAAAACACGCATGCTACCATTGACACCATATCCTGTTACCATATGCCATAAGAACTATAACTTATAACATATAATAAAATAAAGGAGAACACGAGCAGCAGGAATCGAACCCACGTTTACCACTATACTATACTCGCGATATGCAAAGGGCTGTTAACTCTATAACATTTAAGCACCGTCAATCAGCGCACCACGTTTAATACTCCAGCTACTACTAACAAGATAGATGTAAATATACTTAACATAATAGCTAGATAGTCATGTCGATAGTACCATTCTTTGAAGTTGGTGACTGAACCTACGCCATATAAAATGCCTAGAATAACCAAGGCAATATTAATCACAATCATTTATTCTCTCGACTTTCTACATAGAGTAAGATACAGAACGCGTCTGCTTGGTCATCATTAATTTCTTCTTCTGGTACTATGTTATAGCTCTTGAGTATCTCAATGCTTTGTTCTTTTCTTGCTTTGCTTTTACCTTTGATTAAGTGATAACCGCACCACATTGAATTACTTACATCAACATAGCCAATATTATGACGGTCACGCATGACTCCTAAGAATGAACCGTTAGCTCTAATCAATGAGATGTTACCCTTAGACTTGAACGTGATGATAGGCTCTTCAATATAAATAAAATAATCAAATAAATTATAATGCTCAATAATTTCTGTTATACCGTCAGCTATAATCTTGGCACGTTCCAAAGGGTCTTTGCTTTTGCCACCTGCAATTGAACCAACTACATACTCATTTGTTAAAGGGTTACGAAACGCATAACCAGTATTAGAAGTGCTAAAGTCAATCGCTAATGCTTTGCTCATAAGTCAGAACTCAATTCAATATAAAGTTCTTTGCTTAGTTCGCCAATATCAAATAAGTGTTTAACATAGTGTTCGTACTCAATCGGAGTTAATACTTCTTTTTGTGATAAAATATGTTCTTTATTCATTTCTTTATTCTCCCTTAAAAATTAAAGCTGTATCAAGATTAATCAAACCACATTCAACAGCGTTAAGTAAGAACTCGTTAAAGTCAACTTCTGACAATGTTTCTTGCTTAAATAATAGCTGTTCTTCTGTCATTTGCTTATCCTCTCTTAACTTCTGTATTTATTATAGCATATCCACTTTTTGGGATAGTGTTATCCTCTGTTATGTAAGATATGATTGACTTTGTAGGCATTCTATGTTATACTATTTATAGGAGGTAACGATGGCTAGAGATAAATATCGAATGTACTTGCGACAGCAAGAATACAAGAAGCGCATTAAACTTAAAGTAGCTAATACAAGAGCTAGAATGAACAGAGAATACATGAATCAGCCAGAAGTAGATAAGGAAACATTAGAACTATGGAACAATCAGCCAGCGATATATTTTGATTTAGGAGAAAATAAATAAATTATATTAAAAAAAAGAAATTAGGCCCTTAGGCCTTTTGTTTTACGCTTAACCGCAATTTGACTAGAAGTGGCAGAGCGTAAGTACAGTGAGTGTCTTGTTTGTAAAGTATGGTCTCAGTAAGGACAATTAGCTTATTGTTTGTAAGATTTCTAAAGGAATTCCGGAGTGTTTGATAATCTTTTTATCTTGTACTGGAATTGTGAAAGGTTAGAATATTTTACATAACACAGGATAACTCAAAGTGTAAAATGTGATATGTTAAAATATAAGTATCTAATATTTGACAAGTGAAAATGTCTATGTTATTATTATCTATGTAATTGAATAATTAGTTGCTGAATGACTTGTAACTAATGTAAATAGAGAATTCAATATTGAATAAAGTTGAACATATCGAAAGTCATTTATAATCTTACGCTTGAGGGTCAGGATAGTTGCTTAAAACCTAGACTCAATTGAAATATGTCATTACTTTACAAATAGCCTAGAGCGTAGCATGAAATAAAAGATTATAAGTTCCATGAGTGTCGTGAACAGAAACACTCCGTGACGCGTAGAAGTCTGACAGAGTTATTTATGGAAAAGTTTTGAAATTAAGTTCCTTTTCTTTTAACTTGCTGGGATCATACGACACGATAAGGGCTAAGGGCTATGTAAAAAAGTAGCACATAATAGAATTTAATATTTGTAGTATAAGAAAAGGAGAAACATGAAAAACTTTAACAAAACTCAATCATTAGAAGAGGCGATCGAAACAGCTGATGAAATGGAACGCAAACTAAAAGAGTGTGACTCAAAATGTATGACAGACGAGGAAGCCTTGAAAGAGATAGCTGACTTAGCTAACGAAATTGATTTATCTTGGTTCAAATAATATCTAAGATTTGATACTATGGTAGTAGAAAAGGAGAATAGATGAAAAATATAACTATATTACAGATTATTTTTGATGTAATTCTAATAGCTTTATTTGGATATTCAGGCTTTACTGGAGAAGCCATTGATTTGTTTGTTGCTTTATTATGGTGTCTTTGTTTATGGCTACATATTTATGAACTTAATAGATTTAAGGCTTGACTTTTCAAGTCTTTTTTGTTATTATATACTAAAGGAGGAAAAAATGACTAGCCTATTTGATAAAGTACAGACAGCCAAGCATTTAAGAGAGCGTGAAGACTTAATAAATTTAAAAGATGACTGGCTTATTGATACGTTAATACCTAGCTCACAAGCTGGAATATTAGTAGCACCATTTAAGTCTTTTAAAAGTTCTCTAGCAATGCATATGGCTTTAATGGTGTCGCAAGGGTTACCTTTTTTTGGTTATGACACAAAGCGTAGTAAGACACTATACATCGACAATGAGGACACGGACAGAGAACTAAACAAAAGGCTTAGAAATAAAGATAATGCGCCGGAAGACTTGCATTTCTTAACAGGTGGCGAGTTTATGCTTGATGATTCGCACCACATGAATTTATTGTATGAGTACATCAAAGAAAATGATATCAAGTTCGTTATTTTAGACAACCTAATGACCATGCTAAGAGATGGCGATATTATCTACAGTAAAGACTTTGAACCAATGCTTAGAAGAATTACACGCTTAAAGTTACTTTTCCAAGATGTAACATTTTTACTGGTGGCTCATGCAAACAAATCAGCTTATGCAAACTCAATGGACGATAAAGCCTATATGGTAAAGCCTAGTGACGCCTTAGGCGGTTCTACTCTTACAGCTTGGGCAGAGTTTATGTTAATGCTAAGCCCTAAACGTGGCAAGCATAACGACTTCTCTAAGTTGTCAGTCAAAGCGCGTGGTTACCAGTTTGATGATGATTTAAACTTTTCTTACGTTGATTCAGTATTTGCTTGCGTTAATAAATCGAAAAAAGAACCAGATAGCGAACTAATTGAAAAAGTCAAACAGGAAACACCAATCGAAACGACGAAAGAATCGGCACAGGCCTTCTTAGACTTAGCTAAAGAGCAAGGAAAGGTAACAGAAAATGATTAATTACGAAAACAAGGCAATTATTTTACACGCAGAAGTGTATGGCTGGCTGTATCGGGCGTTAGAAGAAATGGTAAAAGCAGAATGGCATAATGACGAGCTCTTCAAAGTCTGGCTTGGACGTGCTGAATTTCTAGTAAGACAGTCTAAGAGGTTACATACAGCTTGCGAAAATGATTATTCTAAACGTGCGTTGATTAAAGCATTGCAATTAAAAGCAGAAATAAATAAAAAAATATCATCTAATGCTTGATAATAATAAATAATTTTGATATAATAGTATATATAGAAATAAAGGAGAACTAACAAATGGTAGTTAAATTAACGCAAGAACAAGCCGATTATCTTGAAACGTTTAAAGAAAATGATCAAGCAATTCATTATATCTCTCGCTGGGGTTGGAGCTATCCGCTTTTAGACGGCAATGGAAAAGTTTATGGTAAATCAGAAAAAGAACCATTTAAACAAGATGAAAAACTAAAAATGTTAAACGCCATTATTAACGGTTATGAAGTGGTTTTTGAACCTAAATTTAAGTTTTATAACTTTTCTGATAGAACCGACAGCACTCCATTATATTATGCAGGTAAAGCAAATGAATTAAGTGGAAATAAAAAATTTGCACTTGAAGTTAAAAAAGATAGTGAAGAATATAAAGCCTTGCTAACTTTAGGTTTCATTAGAGAATGATCATGATAACATCTTTTGAATCATTAGCTGAAAGGCGATTAATAACTCTAAATTATCATAAAAAGGGAAGTCAGCAGTATATCAATAGCTTGAATTACTTTGAATATGCTAGAATGTACTTCGAGAAAAATGGTTTTCCAGAAGACAACAGGCGAGTTTATCAAAGTGGCAAACGAAAAGGCCAAAAGGTTGGCTGGTCTGATAAAGAGGAAAAACAGCAGAAAGAAGATATTAGAAAGTTTATACATGGCAAGCAACTACAGAAGTTTAAAAGCCAGAGAAAAAGCAAGTAAACACTATGCTAGAAACGTCAGAAAGTTATCTAAAGAGCTTGAAGAGATGGACGAAGTAAAGTATAGGGCTGGGCCTAACGAGTGCTTATATGGCCTGATAAACGACTTGTGGAACTACTGGGACGAAGGATACATTTTACCAATGCTTAAGTATAATATAGAAATTACAAGACAAGGGAACGTATTTATCGTGGAAAGAGGAGAAAATGAGTGTATACGAAAAATTAAGCATCATTAATGTTAATGATAAAAAGAGTAAAAAGAATAATCTTGACTATTTAAGCTGGGCATTCGCTTGGGCAGAAGTAAAAAAAGTTTATCCTGAAGCTAACAGTAAAGTTTATGAAAATGAGCAAGGTTTAAACTACCACACAGACGGTAGGACGGCTTGGGTTAAAGTTGGTATGACTATTGAGGGCCTAGAGCATATAGAATATCTTCCTGTGATGGACTATCGTAATCAATCTATCCCACTTGAAAAAATTACTTCTATGGACGTAAATAAAGCCATTCAACGTGGACTGGTTAAGGCAATCGCTCGTCATGGTTTAGGACTATACATCTATGCAAATGAAGATTTGCCCGACATGACAGAAGAGCAGAAAGAATTGGAAGCTGAAAAGCAACGTCTTAGAGAGATCCAGCCACTTATCAAACGAGCTGAACAGCTAGGATATCAAAATATTGACAGCTTGAAAAATAAGACTAAAAAAGAAATTACCGATATCATGACGATTTGGTTAGCACAGCAAGAAGCAGAAAAAGGAGAATAAAAATTGGCAATTATCACAGTTACAGCACAAGCAAACGAAAAAAATACACGTACAGTTAGCACAGCAAAAGGCGACAAGAAAATTATTTCAGTTCCTTTATTTGAAAAAGAAAAGGGATCTAATGTAAAAGTTGCATATGGTTCAGCGTTCTTGCCTGACTTCATTCAATTAGGTGACACAGTAACGATCAGCGGCCGTGTACAAGCTAAAGAGTCTGGCGAATACGTAAACTATAACTTTGTTTTCCCCACAGTTGAAAAAGTGTTTATCTCTAATGATAATGGAAAGCAAGCACAAGCCAAACAGGACTTATTTGGAAAATCTGAACCGGTTGAAGTTGATGAATCAGAACTACCTTTCTAGAAAGTTGGTTATATGTACACAGAAGAAGAGAGAGAACAAATAATCGACATCGTGGATAAGATGAGCTTACTAAAACAAGACTTTGACGGAGCTTTCACTTGGATCAAGGAAAATGTATCAATACCGTTTGACTTTGACGAAGAACAGAAATTCATATCAGACTTGAAGCAGTTAGTGAAAATTAACGCTTTGAAGTTTGGTAAAATATATGAAGGGGTATTAAATTGACAACACTACGAGAGCTACACAAAAAACTTAAAATCAAACAAACGCTTGACAACTACGTACGCAATACAAATAAAAAATACAAGTATAACTTTGTGGCTGATGAAATTCTTGGCGAGGGAATGGCTAAGCTAATCGAGCTTAACACTCAAGGTAAACTTGGACGACATGCACAGCAAATTGCTTATATCAACCATAACTTGAGCTTACAGCGTCAAAAAGAGCAACTGGAACAAGCTAACGAACGACTTGCTAAACGTGCTGAGAAAGCCCAAAAAATGCTTGACACGGAACTTCTAAAAGATAGCTATATCGAAACACTCGAAATGTTTAGTAAATACAACTCAGCAAAACAATATACTATGTGGGACGACCTAGAAACTCCAACTAAAGTGATTGAGTTCATGGAAAAAAACGGTGTGAAGCAAGGTAAATGGCTACGTCCTGAAGGAGTTGAGGCTTGGTTTAAGGAAAGAATTATTTGGTTCAAGAATAAATTGAAAGAACAATAACATCATATAAGACTTTAGGCTTTACAGCTTAGAGTTTTTTTGTTATAATAATACATATAGTTAAAGAAAGAGGAAAAAATAATGGAAGTAGTAAGATATAAAGAAAAGTATTTAGTTAGTGATAAAGGAGATGTATTTAAAGAAAACAAAAATTATATAAGAAAGAAAAAACAGTCAACCAATAAATATGGTTATAAAGTAACAAAAATTAATGGGAAACAAGAAAGAGTACATAGAATAGTAATGGAGGCTTTTCATGGTAAGTCTGATTTAACTGTTGATCATATAGACGGAAATAAAGAAAACAACAACTTGACTAATTTAGAGTATGTAACACAAACAGAAAATGCAAAAAGATTTCATGATAAAAAAGTATTATGGAGTGGAAAGGAATTTAGAAGCTTCAACGATTTATCTAGATACGTTGGAGTTGCCAATTCAACAGCTTGGAAAAATTATAGTAAAGGTTATAAACTAAAAGGGCATATAATAGAGGTTGTAAAGTGAATTTAATACAATGCGTAACCTGCGGGGCTTCGAGCATCACTAATGGTAAATGTGATTATTGTGGCAACCAGTATGAAACGGAAACTATTTTTGAGGAGCAAAAAGAACAAGAAACAACTTATACAGAACTTAGGTTCCAAGATACGCCAGCAGGTAAAACACTATTAAAAATTATGATTTATACTTTAGTTTCTATCATTTGGTTTGCGGCAACTGTGCTTATTCCGCCATTATTTATAATAACAATTATTTTATTAGTGGTTTATTGCATTCATCGCTTGATAATTAAAAGAAATACCTTATAAAAAGGAGCTAAACAAATGAACGTTGAATCAGTAGCTGGTAAAATTATTATAATAGCACTAGTCGGAATTGGGTTATATGCGTTCTTTGCATTAGTTGACTTGATTAAAACGAAAGGAATCAAATAATGAGTAAATACTTTAATGACAAAAAATATTGCCATTGCTTCGATATTCCAACGAGTAATGGCTTAGGAGTTTGCAAAGCTTGCAGAGGATATACAAACATCTGTTATAGTTGCGATCGCTGTTTACATTGCTGGTGTACATCACAGATTGAACTGTTTACCGAATATGATGAACCTAAGTTGCTGGAACTTATAGAAAAATGGAATAAATTATATCAAATTAGAAAGACAAGGAATTTTAATGCTTAAGTTAGACGAGCAGAAAATCAGAAAAGGCAAACCAATCGGACTGCCGTATCAAGGAAGTAAGAAGAAGATAAGCAAGAAGATCGTTGAAATCATCAAACAGAACTTTGGCACAGACAAGCCGATATACGACGTTTTCGGAGGAGGTGGAGCAATTACAGCCGAATGTATTTTAAATGGTTTAGAAGTCCATTATAACGACTTAGATAAGGATATAACCAACGCATTTGAACGAGTTATATCACAAGACCGTGAGTGGATAAAAACCCTTATTGTTTCACGTGAGGAGTTCTTCAAGATTAAGGCTAAAGAGAACAAGACAACAGACGACTTTTTGAAGTTGCTGATTAACTCTTTTGGAAATAATAAGAGAGGATACTTATATTCTGAAGAAATTTCTGATTCAAAATATAATCTAGCTAAAGAAATTATAGAAAATCATGACGTTTTTGATGGTTATAAACAGACAGAAACATATAAGAAAGCAGTTGAACGACCCGAAAGACCTGACCAACTCGTACGACTTCAGCAATTTGAGAGACTTCAACAGCTTCAACAGTTTAGACAAATTGATAAACCGAATTATATGAAAGTAACGAATAAAAGTTATCAAGACTTTAGCAAAGTTTCAAATGCTATATTATATCTTGACCCACCTTATGAACAAACCGACCAAGGTAGTTACATAAACTCATTTGATAGTCAAGAATTTTATGACTGGGCATTTGAAATGGATAAAACTAACATCGTGATAATTTCGAGTCATTCAATTTCAGATGAACGTTTTGAAGCTGTTTATTCTTTTGATAAAGCACATAGTAAATTCCGAAGAGGGACAAGCGACAAAGGGAAAATGGAAAAGTTATTTATGGTTAAAAACAGTTAATGTTTGACAAAGTAAAAGCAATTTGATAGAATGTAATTATAAATATAGGAGGACAAAATGAAAGATACAGTAAAAACTTTAATGATAGTTGCAGGTGTCGGCTTTACACTTATCGCTATCACTTGGATAGGTATGCTTGCGACGTTGCTTATTGCATGGCTTGGAGGTAACATCTAATGAATTTTAAAGAAAATAAGCACTATGCTAATGAGCATGGTATAGAACTTAACGAATACTTGAAACATAATTTTAACTACGAAGAGCTTGCAGGTTGGTATACAATGCAGGTATTGAAGTATCTAGTAAGAGCAGGCAAGAAAGAGGGCGAAAGCTACGACAAGGACCACAATAAGGCTTTAGACTATGCCGAAGAACTTGCTAACTTAAGCAACGAGAATGAGCTTACAGAGTACACTACTGACGACATTATGGGCTTTATAAAAGAACTTGCTGATGATTTTGAACGCTGGGAAGGTAAATAAAATAATTAAAAAGAGTTAATTAAGGAGAACGAAACAATGATAGTATTAACAACTAGAAAACAACAAATCGTAGAAGAATATGGAATCAACACAACTTTCACAGATGAACAAATGAAAGATAAAGAGTTTAGAAGAAAATGGACAATGTACTTGTTAAGTATTCAGTATGATGTAAGTGGTGCTGAAATTCCTGAAGAAGTATTACAAGAAGAGGCGGATCTAATTTTTGGTTAAACTAATAAAGTTAATGTTTGACAACATTGGCTTTTTTTGATACAATTAGTTGTATAGAAATTAAGGAGATACAAATGGAAAAATACAATGTTAAATTGATGAACAACAAAAAAGGATATTTAAACTCTTTTAAAAACGAGCTAGGGGATAAGTTTCTCTTCCTAGGGTTTAAAGAAGAAAGAAATAACTTTAAATCAGAGTTTACAAAAGAAGAGATAAAAGCGATTGACGAAAGATACTTGGAATTTATTGAAGAGATCTAAAATTTGTATTTGACAAATATAAATTATTTTGATAATATTGTTTTATAGAAAGGAGGTTAAATAGTGGCAATACAAAAAGCTATAAATGTAGTGGCTTATAACCCTGTGACGGAAGAAGAACTACACTTTAGTTGTAAGGCTGAATGTGCTAAGTATTTCGGACTTAAAGCTAATACAGTCATCAGGTGGCTTGACAACGGTAGACCTGTAATTGAACTGCTGACAGACCTAGATAGAAACCAAGTGGAAATTAAAAAACAAAGTAAGCTAAATGGCTTCGAATTATTTACAATTAAGGAGTGGTTAGATTATGTGTAAAAAACGCAAATACACAAAAATGGGCGCTTTATATTCAATAGTAAGTGCCCAACATGCTAAAAAGAGCAAGAAAAACAAAAATGATAAAATACCGGTTAGAGCTTATTACTGTAAGTGGTGTAACTTGTATCACTTATCAAGTCAGCAAAGACTAAATATAAAAACAGGAGTAATTGGATAATGAAAGATGAATTCACATACTACACAGTATCTTGGATATTGGAAAAAGAAATTAAATCACGTAAGTTTTATGACAAAAAAGAGGCTTTGAAATGGAATGAATTACTTCCAGAAGAACAAAGATATGAAGTTAAAAAGCATACAGAAATAATTGAGGTTATAGCATAATGACAAACGAAGAATTATACGAAAGAATCACTAGCGTACTAAAAGAGCAAGGTATCGGAATGAATCAACTTGAGTTAAAAATTAAAGATGAGACAGGTACATGGCCTAAGTTACATACAACTAAATCACGCTTGAGTTTACCCCATACCGTAGCATTCCCTTATCTTACTATGTTTTTCAATGATGATGAAATGCACGAGCTTACACTTAAAAAAATGGATAGTGCAGGCTCTAGAGGAAATGTTTCGGACTTATTAGATGAGTTATTGGCTAGTTTAAAGCCAAGTAAAGAGTATCTATATAAGCAACGATTGAAGCGTAGAATGCAAAGGGAGGCAATGAGATGATCTTACATAAGTACACAAGTGAAATTAATAGGTCAAAATATCCACAGCAAACAGCTAGAAAGATTGCTAATGACTTGAACGAGAATGACCCTTTTAATAATTATCTAGTCAGCTTTGAGCTTGGTTCTAAACGGTATATTATTGAAAAATTTTAAATTAAAGGAATGAATAGATGAGACGTTTTTACGTAGAGGAAGATGACAATGGCAAAGAGATTAAGCGAAAACTTACAACTTTTGCTAATGATGATTTGACACAGCTTTCAGATGATGAACTGGAAATATTATATTATGAATCATCAGCTCAATTTTTAGCCAAAGCAATGCACTTTATGAAGATTGAGAATGAACTATTTTCAAGAAAGAATATAAGCGTAAGTGATGAAATTCTAATAAATGCCGGAAATAATATTATTGAAGCAATTAATCAGGTGAGCAATTGATTTAATTCGCTCATAAAAGGGCGGATAAGAGCTTTAATGATATTGTGGCACAATTATATGAACAAGAACTCAAAACGCAAGAGAAAGCAAAATATGAGCATATAAAGCAAGCTGTAGGATATCTCCATTTACAAAAGAAAGCCACCAATTAAGGTGGCCTTTTTTATACTATTTTTCAGCTCGTGGAATATCTTTTTCTTTCAAATCGTTAGCTTGTAAGAAGCGTAAGTCCCAACGTGCGTTTTTCGTCCATTTATAGTGAATCATCTCTTTGCCCATTGTTTCTTTATAAATCTTTTTAATGATTGTAATTTGGTCGTTATGGCTCAAAGCAATTGATTTAAGCCCGTTAAAGTAGTAGTAAGTTCCGTTTCCGTTTTCGTATGTAAATTGCATTAAATCTAAGTCTCCAATTTCTAAAGGTGTAGTATTAGTTTGCCCTGTAAGGCGCTTGTTTAGTTCTGCGATAAAGTACGAGCGACAACTCTCTACCGTGCCACCGTGAGCTTCTACGGAACGTCTAGGGCAACTTGTGCTTGATAATTCTCGATGTAGCTTCACAGTATCACGATTAGGAGTTAAGCCCCATTGTTTCATGTACTTAGCTACGTCATCTAGTACCGCTTGTTCATTCCTCAAGAACTGATTTAAATCGCCCTCTGATTGGCACACTTCCCAGCTCGCATAGTTTGCATTACCGTATGAGTTAGCACAATGCCATGCCATATTAGAGAAGTCAGAAGCCTGTAATCGTCCGTCATTTCCAATATAAACATGAGCGAAGCCATTTTCTGGGTTATGGGTTGGCAACCAGTTGTTGTAGAAGCCGGCGTTAGCGCCGTTTGAGCCTGCGTCGTTGTGAATTACAACCCCAGTAGGGTTATGCCCGCGTACGCCAGCATTAGTTATATTCATTCTTTCTTATCCTCCGTTTGTTCTTCTTCAATTTCTGGAATATTTACACCATTCTTTTTGACAAGTTTAAGCAAACCAGCAAACATAGGACTAATTTTTGCGATTAAGTAAATAAATTGTCCTACAAAGTATAACAAACCTACGTTAATCACTGTTTTAGCAATATCAGAAGTTGAAGGTGTTTGTGTAAAGTAAAAGACTGCATATAAAACCCACAGGGAAAGTATTACCGTCAAATCAATTATAAGCCTACGCTGGAAAGGTGGGTTCATTTCTTCTCTATCTTTTACCCATGTAGCAAACAAAATCGCTAAAATCAAGACAGTCATTAATATCATTTTTGTAATCATAAAGGTTACTCTTTCTAATTTCTATAAAGTTTTACAATTATTTTAACTCTTGTTGCTCCACCAGCTCGTCCACTGACATCTCTTTTATTAAAAGTATATTGTTGACCTTTTTTTAAACCAGTAAAGCCAGCGGAAGTTGGCATTGCTATGGCTTGGCTATCATGTCCTTTTGTGTACCCAGTTATTTCATACGTTTTTGTTACACCATTAGAACCGTTAATTCCGATTTCCCATTCTCCGCCACCATATCCCCAGCCATGATAAAAAAGTTCAACTTCTGCAGTACAGTCCCAAGGCGCTGTAATTGTGATGGTATCGCCAGCAGTTGAAAATATAGAAATATACGAGTCTGCAAAACCTTTCATTTCTAAGCTATTTGTGATAACTTTATCTAAATATGTTACATTATCAGGTGTTTTGTCGCTTATTACTCCTATTCCATTTGTCGTTCTAATATCTATCACTACTTTTAGTACACCTGAATTGTTATTCAAATCAACATTGTTGCTATTGTTTGAGTTTTCTGCTGATAAACTTACAGGGTGTGTTGTTTGTGTTAAATCAATATTTGCATGAATATAGTTGACAGAATTAGGTTTTAAGGCTACCGTTTCATTTGATAGTTCAAAATATCTACCGCCAGCAATAATTGAAGTGTTAGTATACTGCACGTTAAGGGCTGTATTTAATGGACTTGACCAGTCTTTTCGCCTAATTGTTCCATAGTCCATTCCTGTCAACATCATGTATAGCTTTCCGTCATTGTTTGAACCGACTGGAAACTCTGTACCGTTTGGACTGAAAAACGTAAAGTTTTTAATTGTCATTTTTAACCTTTCTTGAAATTATTTTCGCTTTATCTAAAACTGGGTTATCAGTAATTGATAGCTCTAATAATCTAAATTTTCTACCGCCATAAGGATAACCACCAATTGATACAAATTGACCGACATCGTACAAGAGCGTAGTTTCGATTCTAAGCGTGTTTTTGCTATTGTAGTATACTTTACCTGATAAAAGTTCTAAGTGGTCTTTACGGAGCTCTCTGTGCCCTGTGAAGCTATCTATTCTATATTTATCGCCATAAGTAGCCACATACTCATATAACATTTGGTTTGTCTCCACTTTCTACAAAAATAAGTCTATCATTAAACTCTGTTTTGACTCTATCTGCTATATATCCTGAATATAGTTTACCCTCATACCAAACATCAACTAAGTCATTAACATACAAAGGCAATAGCTCGTTTTGATTAAAGATTAATCTTGTGACTATCGTAGAGGGAGAAATTTCAGCCTTAATAGTAGACATGTCAGGAGGGTTTCCATGGTCATCTCTATCATAAAATAATGTTTTAGCTGTTCTCACTTCTGGCAAGTCTGTTCCGTCTCCGTGATAAGTGCTATAATCAATGACATCTCCGTTATTTTTGGCTGTATACATTTTAGGAGGGTCTGCGTAGTCATCTGCGTTTGAACTTTTAACGAACACGACAGCAAAATTATAAGCTGAACGTTCTACTATTGTCTCCGTGTCCATTGATACATTTTGTTTAATATCTACCCTTGTCGTGATTCTGTTTCTGTTCCAGTTTCTAGAAGCGAAGTTAATGAATAACAAGCTTCTGGGGTCTGTTTCAGATGAAGCGTGTTGAATAGTTGTTGTCGGTTGAAATTGAACCTTAGAAAATACCCTTTTGGCTACGTCATGAGCTGACGAAGTTTCTGCTTTTCGGTTAATCGTAGCCTTGCCAGCGAAAATACTTGAATTGAAAAAGTAGCCATAACTCATTAAATTATTCTTATTAGGGTCAATTAGATATTCAATGATAGCGGAGTTTGTCGTTTTAGTTATTGCATTCGGAACATCGAGACCTTCAATCATTGCCCAAAAATAGTTCTTTAACGTGACTTTATTGCTTTCATCTACACTCGTAACAAGATAGACCATATCTAAGTTTAACTTTTTCTTTTGACCTAGAGCTTCCTCGACTGGAACAACTTCAGGAAAAAGAATTTGAACAATATCCCCAACTTCTACCGAAACGGTCAACGTAGCTGATGAAGTATAAAGATAACCCGTTTCCCACAATTCATAGTTAATAACTTGACATCTTGCCTTTGGTATTGGTAGACCTCTTTTGTCTTTTTTACCATTAGGGAGAGTAAAATCAGATATATTATAATAGTTAGGGTTAAAGTTATCATAAACATTAGCTTCTAACATTAAACGAAGTCCGCCTTTCTCTTGATTTTAAACTCTGCCTTAGTTAAATTGATTAACTCCATTTGACCGTGTTTGATTATACGTGTTCTGTATCGTTCAAAGTCCATTACAGGGAACAAATTTAATGAAGTCGTTCCATTCCAGCCTTGATAAATTTCATCATTTACATCTGTATTGATTAAAATATAATCCTGTACCTGTTCCGTCTTAAACACAATTGCAGTATATTCATTCCCATTATCGTCTAAAAACCTAATTCCAGCAGGTGCTTTAGGCTGATGTGGATATAGTACGCCTACAAAACTAAATATTTCATCTTTTATATCCCAGCGGCTTAAACGATCTATATTTGTTTCTCCATAATAAGTGTAAGAAATTCCTTCGACATACTTATAGTTTCCTGGTGCTGTTCCACCATAAATTTTAGATTTACCAGCGATGACTTTACCGTTTTGAATTTTTTCAAAAGTTAAGTTTTCGTAAGTGTACCACTTTGTAATTATATCAAAAGTTATCTTTTCGCTAAAAGTTCCGTTTTTGCCATATCCTTCTGTCTTTGTGACATCTGCTAAAGCTAAATCGGCATACACCTGAAAAATTTCTGTTTGATATTCAAGTGTAACAAATTTTTTACTAAGAATATCATTTACGAAGTCTTTCATTAATTGATAGTTTTCTTCTAAACTTTCGCCAAACGTTTCTAGCTTAAACTCTATTTGAGGTTGAGTGATTGAGCGTGTTCCCATTACTCCGACACCGTTACTTTGCCAAATATTATTAGTTGATTGTAACCCTAAATTAGAGGGCTGGTAAAATCTAACTTTTCCATTTGTAACGTCCCAAACTTTGTCATCTGTTCCGTCTAAGTTGGTATGTATTTTGTACTGCCTTACCATTAAGCCCTCCCCAGTTCAAATTCTCGTCTGATTGCACGCGCTAAGTTAGAAACATCTTGACCAGCACCGCCTTGTACGTTGAATGTATTATATGTTCTATTGTCGCTTGATACACTGTTCGTACTCAAACCGTAACCGCTAGAAGATAAATTAACATCTGTTAAGCCTACTACCATAGAGCCTTTGAATAGTCCGCCAAGTTTACCAGCGATACCATTAATAGCTCCCGATATATTACTGATTGTATTTGTTACACCACCAAGAACGCTGTTTATCGTGCTACTGATCCCGCCGAATAGTCCGCTAAAGAAACTACCAAGCCCACTGAATGCTCCTGTTATTGCATTGTAAGCATTAGAAGCGAACGCACCAAAGGCGCTGAATGCTCCACTAACTGCATTTCTAGCACCATTGAAAACTCCACTAAAGAAGCCACCGACTCCGCTAAATACTCCTGTTATTGCTCCCCAAGCGCTTGAAGCAAAGCCACCAAGAGAACTGAATACTCCACTTACTACACTACGAACAGCGTTGAATATGCCACTAAAGAAACCAGCTACTGCACTCCATATTGAGCGAACTACTCCCCAAGAGCTAGAAGCAAAACTTCCGATTGCACTGAACACTGATGACACGATACCTCTTACAGCGTTGAATATACCACCAAAGAAGCCAGTTACTCCGCCCCATACAGATTGAATACCACCAATAACAGTTGTCCATAAATTGCTAAAGAATGTTGTTATTCCATTCCAGATGTTTTGGATGCCTTGTATAATTCCGCTGAACCAATCAACTAAACCTTGCCAGATGCCTTTTGCTCCGTCAACTACTCCGTTCCATATATAAGCGAACCATTGACCAATACCGCTAAAGAATGAAACCACGCTATCCCATGCGCTCTTCAAGAAGTCTACGAAACTAGCCCAAGCCTTTTTGCCTGTTTCGGTTTGAGTGAAGAAATAAACTAAACTAGCAACAACCGCTGCGACCGCTGCACCAAGAGCTACGAATGGGTTTATAGCCATAACAGCATTGAAAGCACCCATTGCTCCTGTTCCTGCTTGAATTGCTGTTTGCAACTTTTGGAAAATACCAATAGCAGTAACTATTCCAGAACCGATTTTAAAAGCTACAAAACCTGCTGTTAAGGTAACTAAAGACGATTTTAAAGCATCAATCGCTCCTTTACTTTCACTAAATTTCTTTGCAAAATTAGCAATTTTCTTTATGACGCCAGCTAAACCTTTTGCCAAATTAGCGATAGTTTTGCTTACATTCTCCACAGAACCAGCACTTTCGCCAGTTTTTGACTCTATACCAGCAAATGATTCTATTAGTCGTCCGATTATACTTATAACTGAACCGAAAGTTGATTTTAAGCCGTCCCAAATTTCAGAGAAAGAACTTAAAGCGCCATTTTTTTCTAATGCTCCCCATAGTTCTTTGACATACTTGACTATGCTACCAATGGCTTTACCAGCACTTTCGCCCCAACCGCTCATTTTATCAATCAAAGCACTTATAATAGGAGTTAAAGCGTCAAGTGTAGGAAGTAATGCTTGCGATAATGTTTCATTAAAAGTATCCCAAGCGTCGCTTATGGTCGTTACTCCTCCACCACCTGCTTTCCCAAGTTGTTGCATTGCTTTGTCTAGCATTTCAACAGATACTGCACCATTTTCACTAGCTTCTGCAAACGAGCCATACTGTTTTAAAGCTGGGTTCATTTCCATGACGGTTGATTTAAGAGCTGAACCAAGAGCTGTGTTATTATCTGTTAGCTGATTGATGTTTTCAGCTGTAACTTTTCCAGCTGCTGACATTTGACCATAAGCCTGAACGACACCTTTAAGTGTTTCCCCAGTACCACCAAAGGCTTGGTTAGCTTTTACTAATGCTTCAGTTTTACCAACCGCTGTTTTAGCACTATCTCCTAAGCCAACGAAAGTTGTTGAAAGTTTTAAAGTATCTTCACTATTTGCATTTGTATCTTTAGCAAGTTTTTGCATAGATTTGCTTACATAGTCAAAATCTTGTCCATTGCCCTTGAACTTCATTGTATTTTGCAATGAAATCATGGCTTTCTGGGTGTCCATTGCGTCAGATACCCAACCTTTTAAACCATTACCAACAGCACTAACAGCACTCGCGCCAATTTGCCTAAATGCACCTACCGCAATTTCTCTAAGACTGCTAAAACGTGACTTCATGCCGTCAATTCCGCTATTTACACCCTTGGTGTCCATTTTAGCGTCAATGTTCCAAGAGCCTGAACTAATAGCAGCCTCGACTTGCTTAATTTCGCCCTCTAACCTGTTAGCTTGTGTTTCTGCTGTGCCTAAATCTCTGGTAAGTTGTAACCATTTCTTTTGACCTGATGACGTACCTTTGTCAACATTAGAAAGTTCTTCTTTTAGTTTTGTTGCTTTGTCACGCGATAAGCTCAACTGCGTTTGTAAATTCTTTTGCAATTGTGCCATTTTGCCGGTATTTGCTGGGTCAAGTTTTAGAGCTTCACGTAAGTTTTTAGCTTCTCCTCTAAGCCCTGACATTGCGGTATTAACGCCTTTAAGTGAGTTTTCGAACTTTGTGGTATTACCGTATATCTCGACCTCAAACGTTGCATTACTTGCCATTATATACCCTTTCTTTTACGCCTTTTCTCTTTTTCTTTTTCCTCTTTCTTCTTCTCTGCAATAAGTTCGATTAATTTATAAACAAGTTCTAATTCCATTTCCATGAACTGTGTTATATCAATTTCATTATTGCCTAAAATAGTCAAAAGTTCTAAAGTTTTATTTCCCTTTACAGTATCTTTCTTTTTCTTAATCAACGAACTAGAAGAAAAGAAGACCATTTCGTCTTCCTCTTCCTCTTTTTCTTTAATAAAAACAGTCTTACAGAAGATATTGATTAACTCGTTAGTTGTAGGAAGCTCTGTTTTGTCATCTAAGGCGTTTTGCAGTCCTCCGTTACAATCTACCCAAAGTATCAACAACTTGTCTGTAAAGCTCTCCATTTGCTCTGTAAAGTCATCAGGAATATATCCAGCGGCAAAAGATTTTTGTAGGTCTGCAAAGTCTTTCAAATCTGTAATAAAGTCCGAACCAGTTAGCTCTAAGTATCTAATTGCATGTTTTAAAATCATTCACAGTCCTTTCAGCTCGTTAAATTTCTTTCTGCCACAGTTCGACTAGCTCTTTAAGTCCTTTACCGGAAGTATCGAACTCAAAGCTAGAACGGAAGTCAGAGAAGTCACTTTTAGCTTTTACAATATTATCTTGAAAAAGAGCTAAGTATAGACCATATTGAACGAACTCCATTACATCTGTAATTTCTCCGTCTTCTTTTTTAAGTTCTGCATCCATTGCCTTTTGTTGTTGGAAAAGGTCTTTCCCTGTAATCATTTTAAATTTACGTGCTGTACTCAATTGTTTTGCCATTTTGTTTTATATTCCTTTACTTATTCTACTATTTTTTTCCAGGTATATCTTGCTGGGTCTGTGCTTTGTTTGCTTGAATCATTGTCAGTATATGTTCCGATATAGCTTGGATAATCGCTTGGTGTCACTTCGCTAAATGAAGGCATCCAAGGAGTAGCGATTGAGCCTGTTTCTAGTTTATAACCCGCAATACTTACTTTCCCACCGTTTTTTTCTGAATTACCATAGTTAAATATGACTTCGTCTCCTTTTTTTAGAGATACTGTTACAGAATCGCGAAGCCAATCGAATTTACGACCAAGTCCAACATTAGGTTTTTGAACATTATTTATAAACAATACTCTAAAAACATTAGATGTATCTGAGTCACTCTTAACAAAGCTAGACCATGTATATAAACCGTCTTGTGGGACGATATATTTTCTGAACACGCCATTCCATGTTCCTTGATAACTTTTAACAGTTAAGCCTTTATATGTTCCGTCGTTTGCCCAGATGTCTGCGTTTGCCCAAGGACCACTAAAGTCTCTTGTTCCGTCTAATAAATTCAAGTTGGGCCAAACGGTTGTGAATCTATCTCTTCCGTCTGCACTATATGCAAAGGCTACGTGGTGAGCCCCGTCGGGCACACTAGGGTTTGTCTGTTACAGCGACACCTACCGAAACATCTGGATAACCTTCAGCGGAGAATGTAACGATATAAACGCCAGGAGCAAGTTCGTTGTTTGTTGCAACATTTCCTTTTATATCTTTAATTACTGCGGATACTTTTACATCGCGACCTTTAGAATCTTTCAAAAAAGCTGGTAAAACGATTGTTCCGTCATTATGCCCTTTAGTTTTCGTTTGACCATTTGGAATAACTGGAGGAATTAACGTAACAGCACCAACAAATTCCGTATCAGGTTGCACGATGAACAGTCCGCTTTCCATTTTCTTTACAAAATCTTTTGCTTGTTCTCCCCAAATTTCGTATTCAATAGCAGGAACTTTTTTGTCGCCATTCAAATAAATATCTGAATCAGCTGCTTGTACTGGCAAAGTCCATTGGATAGGGTCTACACCGTCTACTGAATCTGTTTCTGATTCTTTTGTAGCTTCTGCTGTTGGTCTCAAATTTGGATAAACGACTACACGGTAACCGTCAATAAACTCTCCTGTAAATTTATCACGCTTGCGCCCTTTAATTAGGTACTGAACACATTTCGTTTTCCAATTACCAGTTGGAGACCAACCCAAGCCGTTTGCTGTTCTTTGTTGACCTAAGATATCTTCTTTGAGCGCTTGGTCTGTTTGAATAAATACCATTTCGCCTTGAAGCAAGGTAGCACCTTTTTTCACTCCATGGTCTGGTACGTCATCGGCCGGATAGCTGTTAGTTTCCGCTTGGTCTTCCATTGAGCCAACCGATACTAAACCTGTTACGATTTTGTGGTTGGAGAAAACTGGTTTTCCGTTACTTCCCTTGGACATATCAGCTACGATTAGAGCTTCATTACCAAAGAAAATCTCACGTGAGTTATAATCTAATTTCATTTTTTATTTTCCTTTTTATATTTTTACGCAGTACGTTTCCAATAATAAACTGTTGTTGAATCGATTACTGCTGAACCGATATTTTCCCACTTTCCTGCGGAATACCCTGATGTTGAGTCTGAAACGTTTGATACCACGGAACCAACTGGTTGAGCTTGAGCATAGTCAACGCCTTTTCCATTTGTATCCAAAATTTTAACCCAATTTGGTGTAGCCGTAGTAGTATAAATGGCTGGAGTAGTTGTAGTTGGCTCAGTATAAACATAAGGAACCACCGCAGTATAAATTGTTCCATTTGCTAGAGCAGTCATGCTCACATTTCCATTAGCATTATACTTTGTGACGCTACAAATTACTACATACACTCCAGGTGCCGGTGCATTTTTAGCCCATACAGATTGCAATATAAACATATTAGCTTGATTTGTGTTGACAGCTCTAGTATAAATCTTCATTCCAGCACTAAAATCAGTTGTATTACCATTGGAATTTAAACCATAAGCATAAGCGCTTGAGTTACCAGTACCTCCATTTGCAATAGGAAGCGCCCCTACAACACCAATATTAGTTGCGTCAGCAGTCCCATCAAAGTTTTGAAATGCCGAAGTTTGAAGATTTACCCTAAGTTTTCTAGCTGTTTCCAGTTTGCTTGCACTGACCGCATTGCCATTAAGTGGTAAACTGTTCGTTTGTGCTTCAGTTGCCTTTGTTATTGCAGTTTTTACATCAGTTTCGGTTTTATCTACCTTTGCTTGTAAGTTATCCAAGTCCGTTTGATTGGCTTTTGTTGAAACAATTGCTGATTGATTATTAACAGTATGCTGTAAACTTTCTAAGTCCGTTTGATTAGCTTTAGGAGAGTAATCTCCGTTACTCATTAAAGAAATATTACTTGTTAAAACCTTTACTGAATTTATTAGTTCAACTACTTCAGATTCACTGGCACTACTTGCAATTGCGTCTAATAGTGATTTTATAGTAACTAAATTTTTAGGACTGATACCAAATGCTTCTACTTCATTTTTTAGCTCTGTCATTGCATTTTGTAAGCTAGTCATATCAGCTAAATTTGCTTTAAGATCAATATTACTCTTATTTGATTCAGTTTGAGCATGTAAATCATTCAACTCACTACGCAAAACTTGTGGCATCTTTTTGAATAATAATTTTGCAAAATCATCAATCTTATTATTTACTTCTTGAACTAAATCACTAACCGTAGAATTATCTGATATGAATGTTAAATTTTTGCTGACAACAACTTGCTCTTCATTTTCATTAATAAGAATCAAGTTAGCTTCAATAACTCCAGGTTTTGTCATTTCAGTAGGAATTACCAAAATAAACTCTCCAGTAGCCAAGTTCTTAGGAGGAATGACAATAAAACCTGAATTGCTATCGTTAGTATATTGATATGTAAGCCTTAAAGAATGACCAGTTAAATCAATTTCAGTTCCGTTATCAACTATTTTAATTAATAACGTTCTAGCATTGACATCACCCTCCATTATTTGTATTGGTTGAGGGAAGTCTTTATTTACCGTATCCCATATAATCGTTCTATTTCTAAAATTATCTAAACTCATTTAAAAATACCATTATTGTTAATTTCAATCAAATGTAATTAAGCCACCTTCTACTTTTATAATTTCATTGAATTAGCATAATTAGCGCCTTTTTTCAATGTTGTTTTAACGTCTTGCATACCCTTTTTTTCAACCAAGAAATACATACCATGATAACCGCTAGTATAATTAGCTCTAGTACCTGCATTAACTACTACTTTATCGCCTTTTTTAACTTGCTTTAAGTTACTTGACAATTGCCCAGTATTTTGATATCTGGCATAAGTATAGGTATGACCGTGGCTTCTGATTAATCTAGTTCTTCTACTTGCAGTATTTGCCTTAGCTTTAAACTCTGCTTCAAACCAATCGCCCATGCGTTCTGTTACTTTAGTTTGCATTTCTTTAGCTATGATTGATGTATTAAGTAAATTCATTGCCATGCTTGACCGCCTGCACCACAAGGTAAATAAACAGTTCCAGTATAGTTGTACAAATGGCTGTTTTCAGACCAATTTGTCATATTCCAACCGTTTTGCAAAACATCTCCGACCAGTCCGACAAGTTCATCGTCAACATCTTTAACAGACAAAACAACTTGATAATAGTAACCCATGACAAAGCTCGTATTATCCATTTTAAGCACCTTTGAGTCACTAAGTGATAAATATACCGTCTTGTCTTCTATCGTGTCCTTAACGCCTAAAATAACGTCATTTAAAGGCATTGTAAGTAAATTGTTGTACCAATCTATATAAGAATCAAATTCGCTCATAGTCCGTTACTTACGACCCCCTCTAAAATCATCTTGTTATTTTTAGGGTTTCTTTCCCATGTTGTCCGCTTGAAAGTTTCGCCTTTTTCATCTAAGAAATAGTTGAAAATCAAGTCTTCCATTTCTCCGATTCCGTTAAGCTCATATCTTACGTTTTTACCTAGCCCAATCATAGAAAACTCATCAAGTCTTGATTGACTAATTCTCTGTTTAACTGCTGGCAAAGTGATAGGGTTTATAACATTATCTTCTGCACCGTTCTTCTTCTTAACAGTCGTCTCCACTTGCAATGTAACTTGTGAGAATATCATTAAATACCTCCATAATACATTAACTCTTGTAAAGAAGCCAAACGTTTCATTTCAGCATTTCGCCATTGCTCTGCTGGTTCATCAACAATATTAAGCCGACAATAACAAGCAATAAAGTCTTTAACTAATACACTTGTTTCGTCAGCTTTAATACCATTTTTTTCTAGCAATTTAATAGCTATTGAACGGAATAAGATGAGTTTACTATCATAAGCTGTTACTAAAATCGGAATACCACAATAGACTTTAATATAATCTATCATTTACTTCCTCCATTTTATTCTTATGAGACTGTAATTACTGCGCCAGCGTTAAGAGTTTCAACGTGTCCGCTTGTTAGTGTTTCAACCAAAATCATGTTGCTATTAGTTTTCCATTCAAAGGCATCAACTTTAGTAAGGTCTTGCATATCAATATGATATTTTTGGTCTACCAATACAGTAGGTTTGAGTGCTTTTGAACCTGTATAGACAATGATTTCATCAACTCCAACTTCTGAAGCAATTTCAGCGTCATCATTTTTAATACGAACGTTAGCATTTGCAGTCGCTTGACGTAACTCATCTAACAAGGTTTTGCGGTCTTCCGCTTTAACAATCAAATAGCGACGTCCAGCAGTAGGACGAACAAAGTCAACCGCTTCTTCAATAGCGTCAGCAAATGGAGTTTTGCCAGCTGATTTGGCTTTTGTAGTAATTTTTTTGATTTTTTTAGCGTCTGCTTCTTTTTCGATTGATTTAAAACCGTTTGTTCCGTCTCCCTCAACAAGCGCAAGGTCGACAATTTTGTTTACGATGGCTTGTGTAAGTTCAGCTACAATCAAGTTGTAAAGCTCAGAATAAGACATTTGAAGTCGTTTAACACGTTCGGCAAGTGATTGCAATTTATAAACCATTACAGGCTCAAGAGTGTCAATAGTGAGTGTAGCTGCCTGCTCTGTTTTTTGTTGTCCGTCTTTGTGAACTTGTGCTTCATCAACTGAATCAAATGAGCGTGATACAAGCAAAGCACCGACATTTGTAACACGGAAGACTTTGAACACTGGGTTGGTATTTAACAAAGCTGTATTGATTGACTCAACCAATTTACGTGGAAGCTCAAAAGTTTTATCTGTTACAGTTACACCATTTTCAGCAAGTTTTGCGTTCCAAGCGTTTTTAATTTCTGATTTTCCAGAGTTCTTTTTCAATACATCAAAAAATTCTGTTACAGCGTTTTGTGATTCAATAAAGTTTGTCATTTTAGCTTTTCCTTTTGGTTTTTCTTCCTGTGCGTTAAGTTCGTTCTCAATTTTGATAATTTCAATTGAATTTTCCGAAAGTGTTTTTTCTAATTCTTGTACTTTTGGCAAGTCTTCAATTGCGTTTTTTACTTCAAAGCCACTAATTTGAGATTTTAAAGATACGTTATTTTCTTTAAGTTCTGCCAAGCGGTTCTGTTTTTCGATTAAATCAGGTTTATTCATATTTCTTTTTGATATCCTCAATTTCTTTCAAAGCGTTTCGGCTTTCAATAATTTTGTTACGTTCTTCTGTGAGTTCTTCACCTAGCGCGTTTTGAATAAATTTTGCGTTAGGGTCTGCTGGTACTGAAACAAGAGAAATCTCTTTAAACTGTGCTTTATTTACAACTAGAGCGTCATTATCATTGAACTCATAATCTGTAATATAATAGGCAATTGATAGTGAGTCAAAAGCTCCGTTTTCCACAGCCTTGTTAATGTTTGGCGCATCGTCGTAAAGCGTGAAGTCAGTCAGGTATTTATTAGTAGCTAAATCATAATAGACTTTTGCGTCCCCAATGACTTCACTAGATCCAGCACCATGTTCATATAGCAATGGATATCGTTCTCTAGCAAACTCAATACAGTTAGGAGTCAAGATAATACCGTTAAGGTTCTCTACACCAACTTCTGAACCAATGCCTTGAAATGATTTCGAGCCGTCCTCATTTTCAGTTACTTTAATTTCAGCACTATTGGTTATTAGTTTCATCTGTGCTTATTGCGTCCTTTCTACTGCCTTGTAAGTCACTTAGATTTTTAACAGCAACAGCGTTAAGGTTAGCTATGTAAATATCTCCACCCTCAATTGGTTGCTCGCCCATTTTAACAAGAAGTTGATTCTGTGTAAAAATAGGACCATTAATATTTTCGTGATACAAGTCAATTAATTCTTTCAAAGTTGCAAACTTGAATAGCTGGTTGTCTACAATTATGCGTTCATAATATAAATTATCCTTAATCACTCGTCTGCGGTTTGTTGAAATCAGTTTATAAGTCAGTTCCTTTTCAAGTTGAATCAGTAAAGGAATGATAGTAGAGTTATAAAAATAAATTTGTTGTTCTTGCGTAGCAGTACCAAGCAAAATATTTTCATTCATAAAGTAACCTGTCAAAAGTTCCGATTTAATAAGGTCAATTTCATCTTTGTTCAAAACGGAATAATCTTTTTTAAGTTCTACAATTTCCGTCTTGTTATCAACTGGCGTCAAACCGTTGTAACTCGAACCCTCTTGCATATTCTTTATTGTTGTTAGTGCTCTTTCTCGATACTCTTGTGTATTATCAATATCAAGAAAGGCATTAATTTTCAACAAGCCACGCAATTTACCTTGTTCCAGCTTAGTTTGAATACTAGCTAGAGCATTATCTAAAATACTTGTGTCTTCATTGATATAAAAAGGACTGACAAGCCTTACTAATTCTTCAGGTTTATATTCTTTTTCATCATTAGCAAGCAGTAAGTCTGATAGATCGCCCGTTTCACTGTCAAATATAGGGTACAGGTCAACATAGCGCGTGCATAGCAACTTTTTAATTACTTTCTGCCAAAACTCCATGCTATTATGTTCGCCCTTAGAGCTCCAATTGAGGACTTCATCTAAATCAGACCCTGCCATACTAATCAAAGTGTCAGAACCGACATCAGACTTTTTATATTTAACGTGATTAAATTCTACTTTTGTTATTTCATTAGCGATTTTATTATGAATATTAGTCACAAAGGCACTTGTATATTCTACTGCTTCATTTTGCCAAGCTGTAACTCTTTGAGTGTCATTGTTTAGTTTTCCACGTGAAAATGATACTACTTTTCCGAATAAGTTCAATTTTTCCCCTTTCTACCATAAACTTACGCCTTTGCCTCGTTTATACTCGCTTGTTTTCTTGTTATGGCAAGACTTACAAAGGAGTTGTAGGTTATCAGGGTTCAGCGCTATTTTCCAATCATCAAGATTTTCCCAAGTTAGTTCTATAATATGGTCTACTTCGTATCTTTTAGCACCGAATGCGCCACATCTTACGCAAGTCATTTTGTCACGTTGCCTAACATAATCACGGACTGCCAACCATTCTTTTTTATTGTACCAGCCACTCTCTCTGACTGTGTCAACGTTATACTTCATCTGACACCGCCATTTCTAATGCCATTGTCAAAGCAACAGTAGGGTCAATTTTATCTTTTTCAAGCTTTTTAGTATACATATAGTCCCCACTTTGTCCGATTTTAACAGCAGTATTATTTAAAGCCCATTGCATGACTTTTTGGTTATGGATAAGTTTATTTTCCACTAACTTAGATTTTAATAGCTTAATATAGTCGTTCATTGAGAAACCTTGTCGAATTGCTCTTTGGTTATCTCCGTCTTTATCGAAGAAATAACGCTCGATCAACCCTTTTAAAATCTCATATCGTGCTGGGTCATATCCGATTTTTCTAAGTCTGCACCCTGTTTTGGTTCTAAAGTCATTAATATACGGTATCAAGTCATTTACATTGATATATTCCGTATCAAGTAAGATTAATTCCCCTCTGTCAACGAACTCCGTCCATAGCTCTTGCTGTTCTGTATCTAGTTGCTCATATTGCGACCGTACAGAGAATGTAAGTGTGTGGCTGTAAGTTTTACCCTCTAACTCACAAACGAACGATACAGCGGTTAAATCGCCAATTAAGGATAGGTCAATTCCGACATAAGTTCTATTTTTATTAAATACAGATAAATTAAATTCTGTTAGTTTAGTGTCTTGCGGAGTGAAGTAGTAAGCTGTATCCTGCATAGGCAAGCCCATATTAAACGCTAAGAACTTATTCTGTAACGCTGGATCGCCTTGTGCAAGTTCGTACTCTTCAATAACTCCTGACCACTTAGGAACATTGCCAATAAGTGGTAATGCCATAGTCCAATTCTTTTTATCTTTGACCTGCTCATGATTTTCTAGCATGTAAAGCAAGCCGAACGACCTATCATTGTAAAATTCTTCCTCTGATTTGAAGCGTTCAACAAGTTTATCATATAGTCCGTCGCGTTTAAGCCCGCCTGAAGTGATGTAAATACTTTGCCAGTTATCTTGTTTTTGTCGTGAACCTTTATTGACTGATTCTGTTATATCTTCGCCATAGGTATGAACTTCATCAAATATATTGAGTGAACTGTTACCACCTTGCGCTCTCAAAGTATCATTTGTTTGCTTTTTGAAAGTGGTTTTAAAAGAAGTAAATTCTAGCCCTTGCTTTGTACTCTTAAAAATCTTGTTTTCGTTGTATACTCTTAAAGTATCACTTGCTTCCGTTTGATTCCTAACTTGGTCAAATACGTGTCTAGCCTGTGTGTTATCGTATGCAATAACTAAGCTCTCTCCACCATATTGTCCGCCTAAAATCATCCAGTTAAGCACGCGCGTAGCCATTAAACTAGACTTACCAGAACCACGCCCTAAATTAAGGAAAATTTCATTAACTAGGTTGACCTGAACGCCTTTTTCATCAACCATATCATAACCAAGCATTAACTCATACCACCAACGCTGTGGCGGTAGTAGCTCGATTTTCATCAGGTTACCAGTAGTCAAATAGAAGTTATCTTGTATCCATTCAATAGCTTGTGTAACACGGTCATAGCGATAAATATACTTATTATGAATACGTATTTGCTTCTGAATAGTCTTGCGAATGTATTTGTTAATAATAATGCCGTTTTCTTTGTTGTATTCCAACATTTTATTCAAATAATACATTTATTCAAACCCCTCTGGTGCTTTAATTTCTGGAGTTTCGTACTTACTTAGTTTATAGTCATCAAGTTCTTCGATCTTTGCTTTAAGGTCATTAGAGCTTGCTTCTTCCTGTTGTAATCTCCGCCATTCAGTAGGGTTATAAAGTTCAGGATTTCCAGCTTTAGCAACCATCATTGCTACCAAGCTATCTTTATCCAACTCTTTTTCTTTAACCTTTACTTTTTCAATGTTTCCGTCAGCGTCATATATCGTTTCTGTTTCCTTTAGCGTTCTGACCGTCAGTTTGCTCGCTAAGGCACTTTCAGCTAGTTCTAATAGATTTCCCCTAGCAACGCTTTTAGCTTCGTCATACGCCTTTATATTGTCATCTCGCCACTTTCTAAAAGTTTTAGCAGAACAATGCAAACTGGTGTAAATTTCTCTGTCATTGCAACCTGATTCAATTTTATCAATGATTTGACTAAATAGCGGTTCTTCATACATCTTAGGTAAAATTGTGGGTCTTCCACCGTTTTGCGTTTGCATATTGTCCTTTCTTTTAAATGTGCTTATATCGTTTAAAGCCTATATTCTCGTTTCTAAGAACAGCAATAACTTTTGCTTATAAGTTTACCAACTTGGGTAACTCTGCTCTCACAAGCCAAAATATGAGCATATAGCCCTATAATTAAGATTTAGCTAGATTTAGCAAGATTTAGCAAGATTTAGCAAGATTTAGCAAGATTTAGCAAGCTAAAACTTTTCTTTTTGATTTTTTGGGGGGTTCGCAGCCGGGAGTCCTTTGTG